GAGAAAGAGATGACAGCCACTGAGGTGCGGCAGCGGCGGGAAGAGAAGGCGGTGCTCTTGGGTCCGCACATCACCGGGCTCAACCATGACGTGCTGGACGGCATCATAGACGGGCTGTTCAACGACGCCGTAGACGAGGGGTTGATACCTACTCCGCCGAGGGTGTTGCTGGAGAGCATGCAGGGCCGCAGGCTGGAGGTGGACTACATGGGCCCGCTTGCACAGGCGCAGCGCAACTTCTTCAAGGGCGAGCCGTACCGTGCCGCGGTGCAAACGTGGGGCGGGTTGGCGCAGGTGTTGGCCGCTGGTGGCCGGCCGCCTGAGTTCCTGGACAACTACAACATGGACTACGTGTCGCGGGAGATGTCGAAAGCTGGTGGGCTGCCCGAAGAGGCGATGATAGACGAGCGGGTGGTGGCGAAGATGCGGGAGGCTCGGGCGAAGAAGCAGGCGGAAGCCGAGCAGCTGGCGAAGATGGAGCAGCTCGGCAAGGCGGCGCCGGGGTTGAACCAGCCGGTGCAGGAAGGGAGCATGATGGATGCGGTTGCCAAGCAAGCAGTCCCGGCGTAGGGAGACTATCCTCACCTACCGGGCGGCCTTTGAGCGCACCGACGAAGGGCGTCAGGTGCTGCACTGGCTGCTGGAGCGGTGCGGGCTGTTCGAACAGATACAGACGGAGGAGCAGCGCATCATGCACAACTGGGGCATCACGCTGCTGGACAACATGGGCATGACGCAAGGGTTCAACTACGATCGGCTGATAGATGCGCTGTTGTCGATGACGATACCTGACGAGGCGATAGACAAGCCGTAAGATATGATATGATGAAGGGAGAGTGTGTAGATGAGCGATGTAGCGACTGAGACTGACGCGACGACTTCTCTTGCCGCCGGTGATGCCGGGAACGGCGAGGAGAACCAGGAGCACAATCAGCCTGGGTCAAATGGCACAGCGTGGGTAACGGCAGAGTTCAAGGACACCGTGGAGGCGAAGGGCTGGAAGTCGCCTTCGGATGTTCTGAAGAGCTACGTGGAGCTGGAGAAGTACTCCACGAAGTCCGTCCGCGACATGACCGACGAAGAGCGTGCGCGGTTCAACAAGAGGCTTGGTCGTCCCGAGTCGGCGGACGAGTATGAGTTAGCCGCGGTGATGCTGCCGAAAGGGGTGGAACGACCTCCTGACGCAGACAAGGCGTTCAAAGAGATTGCGCTGAAGCATGGGCTTACCAAGGACCAGGCGCGCGGGATACACGAGTGGGCGGCAAAGAGTTCGGTGGAAGCGCTTGTGGAGTCTCGGCGTGTGGGTGCCAAGGCGAGAGAGGAAGCCGAGTCCACGCTGAGGAAAGAGTGGGGAACTGACTACGACGCCGAGGTGCGTGGTGTTCAGACCCTCATCAAGCAGTTCGGGGACGACACCGTGGTATCGTACATGAACAAAGGGCCAGGCAACGACCCGGCCATGCTACGTTTCCTTCGCAACATCAAGAAGTCGATGAGCGATGAGACGTTCGTGGACGGCGGCGTGCCGGACAGCAAGGGCGTTGTAGAACCAGGGCATTTCGACTGGAGCGGCGTCCCGTCCGTATCGGGTGAAAAGCGGTACGGCAAAAGGTAGGACCGGAAAGCCGACAAGCCTGCGAGGCCCGGCAGACTGACAATCCTCCTTACGGCATAGAGTCTGGCTGTAGGGAGAAAAGACATTGGCAACTGTTCAGAACAACGCGCTTGGGATCGTAGAGATCGCCAAGCGTACGAACAACGGAGTGGTGCAGACCATCTCCGAGTGCATGTCACGGGTGGACGAGGTCCTGATGGACCTTCCCTTCGTGCCGTGCAACCAGGTCTCGGCCTTCGTGCATACGCGGCGCACGTCGATCCCGAGTGGAACGTGGCGTATCGCTGGTACCGGAGCGGGTACCGAGACGAGCCACACGCGGCAGATCACCGAGAGCGTCGGCACCATCGAGAGTTGGGCCGAGGTAGACGAGCTCGTGGTCAAGAAGATGCTTGGCGACAAGCAGGCATTCCTTGAGACCGAGTATCGTGCGTTCATCGAGGGTCTGGGCCAAACGATCACCACGGCCCTCGTGAGTGGTGATACGCAGACGAATCCCGAGCAGTTCGACGGCCTACTCATCCGGCTCAACAGCCTTGGCACCTACGTCAAGGGATGTGGGGGTTCAGGGTCGGACACCACGTCCATCTACGGCATCCAGTGGGGAGCGGGGATGGCGCACGCCATATACGAGCCGGGGATCGCTATGCCCGGGGTGAACGCACCCGTGGGCATGGACAACAAGGGTGTCCAGACGGTGGAGGACGGATCAAGCACTACGCCGACGCGGCGTGACGTGTACCAGGCAAAGTTCCAGGCGTCGGTCGGACTGGCGATCTGGGACGATCGAAACGTGTTTCGGCTGACCAACATCGAGGACGACGTGTCCGGCGCGAACATCGTGGAGCCCGACCTGCTTGTGCAGCTCATGCGGCAAGGCAAGAAGGTCGCGGGGACCGGGTTCCCGCAGTGGACGCTCTACGCGCACCAGATCACCCTGACGCAGCTTGACGTGCTCGCGATGGACAAGGGGAACGCGCTGTACTCGATCGGCAGCCTGTGGGGCGAGCCTACGACCGATTTCCGTGGTGCACCGATGAGGCAGCTCGACGCCATCGGCATCACCGAGACCGTGGTAGCGTAGGGAGGAGAAGAGATGTTTCTTGACAAGATGGTTTTCAGTGACGCTCAGGCGATCACTGCATCAGGAACGACCGACAGCACCAACGTGCTCGACACCGAGGTCACGGCCAGCAACATCGGAGGCGGCACGCCGATCTGGCTTGTATGCCGGGTGAACACCACGTTCGCCTGTGCAACCTCGGGTACCATGATCGTAGCGCTGCAGAACTGCGCGACGAGCGGTGGCACCTACGCGAGCATCGCTATCAGCCCGACGTACACCGTGGGTACGTTGGCCAAGGGGCTGGATGCTTTGACGATCCCGCTGCCGAACGACAACTTGAGGTATCTCAAGCTGCTGTTCACCAACGCCGTGGGATCGGGGATGACGGCCGGCAAGTTCGACGCTTTCCTGTCGAACGTCGCTCCGAGGAACTGAGCAAGTGGGGGGGCTTCGGCCCTCCCACTATAGGAGTGACACATGAACACGATACGGCCTGAACTGGGAGCATACGGGGCTCTGCTGTGCACCACGGTGACGGCGCAGACGGGGACATGGTTTGCCATCACGTGTCTCTCGGCGACAGTGTTTGCCACGCTTACTGAGCTGGGGGTTACTCGGTCGGGGACTATCGCCTCGGTGCTGTTTCCGGCGGGGTGCACCATCTGGGGCGCGTTCACCAACTTCACGCTGACGAGCGGATCGCTTCGCGCCTACGTGACGAGACGCAGCGGAACATAGGAGAGGGACATGCAGAACTGTTTCAACAGTAACAACGAACTGTGGACGGAGATCGCTCTGTCCAGCGGGTGGATCGAGGTGCTTGGCGGGGCCGACAACATGAGCGCGGGCGAGGCTACACACCTGGAGTCCATCAAGGCCCGGGCGGTAGCCGACTCGTACCTACGGTGGTCCGACGTCGACTACTTCCTCTTGAAGCTCAAGGAGATGCTCCAGCGCGAGCCGGGAACGACTGACTAAGGGAGGCTGACATGGCCGTCGCAGCCAATGTTGACATAGCCAACATGGCACTACAGCGGCTCGGCCAGCCTGTCATAACGAGTCTCACCGACACGGGCCGGGACGCTGAGATCTGCAACCAACTCTTCGAGCAGAACCGCAACTACTGTTTGATGCTTGCGCCGTGGCAGTGCGTGACGCAACGGAAGGCGATGACGCGGGCCGGGAACTACGCGATGTCCGGCGCGACGCAAGCCGAGCCGGTGGTGGTGACGTGCGCTACCCACACCATCGCGGCCAACGAGCTCATCACGATAGAAGACGTCGCGGGGATGACGCAGCTCAACAACGGCACCTTTCGGGTGTACGCCGTAACCTCGGTTACGATCACGCTGTACGACACCTCCGGCGATGCGGTGGACGGGAGCGGGTACTCGGCGTACACGAGCGGAGGCGTGGTGTACCTGTCGCCTGGGTCGAACTTCTCCCGGGTGTACGACGTGCCGAGCGACTGTCTGCGCCCGTTGAACGTGGTAGACGCGAGCTTCGGGCTGAGCGCGGACTACAAGTGGCGGCAGGAGCGCGGGCGGGTGTTCACCGACGTGGACGATGCGGGGTTGCGATACCTGCGGCTTGAGGACGACCCGACTCAGTATGACGAGATGCTGGTAGAGGTGATGGCAGCGCGGTTGGCGTGGATGATCGGCATGCGGATACACAGCGACAAGCAACTGCGGGCAGAGACGCGGGCAGAGATGGACCGGGCGATAGCGCGAGCGAAGGTGGTGGACGCCGCGGCGCGGTACGAGAGCGAAGCGCCGGAACCGTTGTGGACGGGGTGAGTGATGAGAGCATGGATAGCTTTACTTGCTCTGCTTCTCTGCGGATGTATATTGCCGGGAGTAACGTTTGACGATGTGGCGGCACCGTATCTCGAGGAGTACGGAGAGCCTGACGAGGTATTCTTTACCACCCTGTCTATGGGGATGTGCGTCCATTGGATATGGACGGATGTGCTGGTAGTAAGCTTTGGGTGGGCCGAGGGAATCTATGAGGAGTGGACTGTCATTCGGGAGGTTGTGCTGTGAGAGTACGACCGACACCGCGTAGTTTCGCAGCCGGTGAGCTTGCGCCGTGGCTGGACGGCATAGCCACCGAGGCTACAGGGCGTGGGGCGCGGACGCTCGAGAACTGGATAGTGATAAAGGCGGGTGGAGTAACTCGCAGACCGGGCACGGTGTACGTGCAGGACGCCGTGGGCGGCAGCACCGCAGCTTCTCGGTTGATACCTTTCACGGCTTCCAACGGCACGAGTTATGTGCTGGAGTTCTATACAAACACCATTAGAGTCTTCAAGCAGAGTACTCATGCACAGGTAGTAGCGAGCGTTACTACCACCTATGCCAACGCGGACTTGTCAGAACTTCGGCATCTCCAGGTCAAGGATGTGTTGTACATAGTCCATGAAGATTATGAACCACGTAAGCTGACATGGACAGATGACACTACATGGACGCTGAGTGTTGGCGTATTTAAGGAAGAGCAGCAATTCATCATACCTACCCAGGGGGCATACTACATAAGCAACGATGGTCTGACGTGGACCAAGCATTTTGCGCAATTCCCGGTGATGACAGCATACGCGCAGACTGCTCGGTGGCTTGATGGCAACTGGTATTTAGGTATTGATTCGGGACATGCGAGCAAGAGCATTGATGGCGGGAAGTTATGGGTATCTCTGCCGATTACGACCGCGATGAATAGTCATACCATTTACGCCTTTGCCAGTGATGGCGAGGGTGTGTTGGTAGCCGTTGGGAATGTTGGAGAGACTGCTCGGAGTGCAGACGCCGGTGATACGTGGGTAGCTACGGCATCGGGTGCATCGACAGCCTTCCGTGCGGTGATATGTGAAGCTGGTTTGTTTGTAGCGGTTGGGCAGACTGCTATATGCTACACATCTCCCGATGGTACAACCTGGACTTCGAGAACATCTCAGTTTACTGCCGACCACATTTATGCAGTGGCGTGGGAAACATCACTGACGCTATTCGTAGCCGTGGGCGCGGGTGGTAAGATTTCCACAAGTCCAGATGGGATTACCTGGACAGCGCGTACATCTGGGACTGCTGAAGATTTATATGGAGTGGCTTGGACTGGGAAAATGTTCTTGGCATGTGGTGGCTCGGTCGGCGGTGCCGCTATACTTCTTGGCAGCGAAGATGGGATAACGTGGGTTGACCGGACGGCTACTATTACGGCAGTGAGCACGATTTTTGGAGACGTCATCACGAATGATGCACAGGGGATTGTGGTTGTTGCGGAAACTGCGACAACTGTGCATGTCAGCACAGACTATGGATACACGTTTGATACGTCGGTAACTTTGACCGGCAACTTTAACCAAGGCGGATACGGGAACGCTCGAGCGTTCCAGATAGCGAATGAGCGTCCATCAGCGATAGCTTTTCATGGAGATAGGTTAATTCTCGGTAGTACGCTTAATGAGCCCAGTACTGTATGGGGTTCAGTGGTAGGCGACTACGAGAACTTTACCCAGTCCTATCTGGCGAATTATGCGTGGAAGTACACGCTTGCAGATCGAGGCAACGTAGACATTCGATGGTTGG